ATTTTCATCATCTCGGGCAAGGACGTTGACACGGTATGCGAAGCGACCACACAAGACATTCAAGTGATTGTCAGCGGGGAGGTGGAAACCACCAGTGTTCGCCATAGCACCTGAATCATAGATGTCATCTATGAGCACGTCGTGGTCATAGAACAGGTGCGTTGAGAATGTAGCGGCCAAGCCAATCTGTTCTGCGTTTGGGAACTTAGAAGAATACTTCAGAGGCTTCTGACCGATAGAGTCGTCAATGAGTAAATTTTCTTCGTAAAGAGGAGGTGTTTCATCGACTGGGTTAATGACATCGTAATACGTGTTTAATCCGATGTGACCATCTCCTAACCCGTCTTCATCGTCATATGTGCCATAATTGCAAACGTGCTCGGGTGTGGCATCATTGATGCCTCCGACGTACACCCTAGACGTACGGGAATCGATTCCCGAAACTTGGTGACAGATTTCAAAATCATCACCTTTGGTATGTCCAAGGAGACCACGGCGGTAGGCCTTCTGCTTGTTGTACTGGCTAGCCATTTTCCTCCAAGCGTTAGCACTGTGGTAGGTGGTTGGACAGTATTGAAGACGAACAGACGCGGCCATCCCGGTGTCAATATCACCGGAAGGGTCTGCCGTCAAGAATGCGGAAGCACCGACTAAACGGAAGTTTTGACCCTGACGTATCTGCCGCCCATACTTTTTCGATAGGAGCACGGCGGTGTCAATTTCACCAGCCGCGGCATAATTTTCAGGGTCGTCCGGTTGCTCAAGTGGTACTTTGATGTATACACGATGTAGGTTCTTGCTCGCCATGATACTCGCAGGGGGGCTCTCCTTAAGAGCCTCGTCAGGGGCTAGAAACGCCCCTAACAACCCGTTTTTGTGCTACTTGGATTACACAATTGCACAGGGGTGTCTGAAGAGGTAATACTGACTCTTCAGATATGAGAAGTGCAGGCACGTTCATATACACACCCCCCCTCCGTCCGGCTATGTCGAAGCGAAACCGACGATATTGCCTGACACTGAATAACCCCACTGAAGACGAGTTGCGACGACTCGCCTGTGTGGACACGAAGAACCTCAAGCGGGCTATCTTCGGGTCTGAGGTCGGAGAGAGTGGAACTCCTCACCTCCAAGGGTTCATCCATCTGAAGAACGCTATGACGCTAACTGCCGTCAAGAAGCGGTTTGGGTCTGAAAGATATCATCTTGAAGTCGCCCAAGGGACAGACTACGAAGCATGGACTTATTGCGCCAAGGACGGAGACATATTCTTTGAATATGGAGAGGCTCCAAGCATTGAGGGGGAGTTGAGTGATTGGGAAAAGATTGCAGAATTAGTCACCCAAGGGGCCACCAATCTAGAAATCATTCAGCGGTTTCCTTCCATCGCCATCCGATGTCAGGCCGCACTAGATAGAATGAGGTTGGAACATGATAGAGCAACTGCCGAATGGAGAGATTTGGAGGTCCATTTCATAACCGGACCTACCGGATGTGGCAAAACTCGCCATGTGATGGAAGAGTATGGATACCCGAACGTGTACCGAGCCACAGATAAGAAGCATCCATTTGAGACCTATACAGGTCAGGACGTTCTGGTGTTTGAGGAGTTCCGTAGTAACTACCGAATTGAGGATATGCTGAATTGGTTAGATGGATATCCCATCGAACTGCCTGCTCGATATGCCAACAAGATTGCCAAGTACACGAAGGTGTACATTCTCACGAACATTCAGTTTGAAGATTTGTACCCCAAGACACAGGAGCGAAGCCCTGAGACATGGGAGGCATTCAAGCGAAGAATCAAATCAATTGTGTCTCTGTGGCCAAATTGATACCTAGAAGAACCATGATGCAGATTTTGCACCATTCAGGAGTCGAACCAGATCGATTCCCTTCGGGTTCGATTTGCTTCGCCTCAGCGATTCTTCCACTTCCATCGGCCTTGTCTACTTCGGCGGGAATTCGACTTGTACTTCGACTTTGATTTCCGAGGCCATAGTGAAGACCACCCTTCAAAGTCTAGGACGATGTAAAGGAATGTGGAGTCAGCCCAGATATTTTCATCATCTCGGGCAAGGACGTTGACACGGTATGCGAAGCGACCACACAAGACATTCAAGTGATTGTCAGCGGGGAGGTGGAAACCA